CGACGTTTTTTACCCATTATATCTCCAATGGTTATAATAAATAGTTTTGATTTTCCAAAAACGAAAATCTCAAAAAATTGACGGCGATATTTTTCGCCAGATCGACATTTTTTAAAAAAAAACCCCCAACCAATAAAGGAAGGGGGGGGTTTCAGCAATATACTAAAAGTATGCTTATTCTAATTAAGGAGCAGTAAATACATTGGTAGTAACGAAGCCTGTAGCCTGGGCTGACATTAATTGGCCGGATAGTAACCATGTATTGCCCGATGCTGTTCCAATTGTTGATGCAGCCACTGCTGTCGCTCTAAAATGAGTACCAACTGCTATAACGCCGTTGGTGGTGTCATCTGCCAAAACCATCGTACCCTCTCCAGCCGCCGGTATGACAGTGGATTTATCGGCAGTAGTGACGGCAACGGTGTCGAGAACAGATAATGTTCCAATAAAATCATCATATCCTTTAGTTGGTGACGCAGTTGCGGAGGTAGCACTGCCACCTGTATTAATTGTATATGAACCTGCCGCGCCGCTGTTGCCGGCAACAGTAACAATAAAATCATAAAATGTTCCAACCATTCCCGATGTTATAGTTGGTAAATTAATTACTTGGATCTGTGCGACCGTGCCTCCCAAGACAATTAGTGTACCACTTTGATCGGCAGTTAGAGTCGTCTCAGCAGTTTCTGAGTCTATTGTAAGTACTTTTCTTTTATATGTTAACTGAGAGCCTCCTAATGTGATATCTCTCTTTAAATTCTCTAATAATGCCTCAACTCTCGCGAGGCCAATTCTTCTACTTCCCATGTTAAAAACCCTCCTTTTTTAATCGTGTCACCGCAGAATTGCGGCCGTGAATATATCTACTCACGCAATAACTTGGAATGAATCTTGCGATTCGATAATAAATAGTCTCTAAAAAATGAAAGCCCCGGAGCTTTACATTTATTTATTTTGTTCTATTAGCTGGTGACGTAGCGAACAACTACCGCAGAAGACGGATTCGCCGTACTCGATTCGGTGGCACTTGTCACACACCAATGACTAAAGCCGGTTGAAAAGGTTATTCCAGTTGGAAAAACATAGCTCATTTTTGTGGATGCGTTGCACAGGAGAACAAGACCCGCTGTTGTAGTTCCAGCCGTGGCATCATCAGTGTCCGCCATTTTAAAATAAACAATACCAGAGTTAGCTGTATTGTCAATTTCTACCATGTAAAGAACACCAGATGCTCCGGTAGTATTGTCAACCGCAGTGCCTTCGGCGGCAGTGTCCTGCACAAGTTTAGAACCAAGAGGATTGGTTTGATTGGTGACTGTGACCGCCATAATTTATAACTCTCCTTTTCTTTATTATAAATAGTCTCTAAAAAATGAAAGCCCCCTTCCGAAGAAGGGAGCTTCACATTTATTTGCTAGTTAGCTAAATTTAGCTAGTAGCGCCGGCCTCACCTAAGAGACCTCTAACCACAACTAAGCCGTACATATCAGGACGAACCATCTTCTTGGCATAGCGAGTCATCACGCCCTTACGGGGCACGAAGTCTTCGGGGCCAAAGATTGTGGGAGTGGTCTGTAGCGGCACATACGGAGCGTATACATAGCCACTTTCTAGGAAGCTAGATCCTCTCCGACCGATCAAAACAACGTTCCGCAGGAAGTATGGGTCAACAATGACATCAAACTTCTTACTCAAAGAACCAGTCTTAAGAGCACCAAGGGATCCCTTCTCGTCATCGTGAGTGACGGAAGCGCGGAAACCAGCGGTAAACTCAAGAATATTGGCAACTTCAGGTCCGCAGACAACGAAGTTCGCACCACCTCTCAGAGTCTTACGATGAATCTGTGCAGAAACATCATTGATAGTTTCTACCAGAGTCTCATACCACTCTGAGACCGTACCGGTGAAATCAGGAGCGGCCGAAGCAGCACCAATCTCATTACCATTAGAGTCCAAGAACATTCCTGGGGCACGAGCCCAATAGCGAGTTGCAGCGGTAGCACCATTAACCAAGTCAGCCAGAATCTCACGGTCAATCTCTAGAGCAATCTGCTCAGAGAGAATGCTAGTAAGCTCGACTTCGGCATCAAGGTTGTGGTAAGCATTGAGATCTTGTCCCAACTCTGGAGTCCACTTAGCCTTGAGCTTCTTGGTCTGTGCGGTCACAGCAATGCTATCCACCTTAATGTCGATCTCTGGGATTTGTTCGTTTCCTTCCAGACCCCACTCAGAAGCACCGATAACGGCACCAACTGAATCAGCCGAATTAAAGTTATCCTTAAGTGGATAAGCAATGTTCACGGTAGCAGCCTGCGGTACGTCAACACCAGCGGCACCTACGTTTACGCTAGTCAGGAAATATAGCATCACGTTGCCACCAGAAGACGTAATTTGCGTAAGCCTTCTAATCTGCTTAGTATCCGAAACCGTGAGAGTCCCGATTTCATTGACAGTATTCAGGTTCTCAATAGAAGCCGAAATAGCGCCAAGGTTATTGTAATCCAGGTCGCTAGAAAACTGCGCCTGCGGAACATCCATCCGAATAACCCAGTACGCCAAAGCGGAAGAACTCAGAGCAATAAGATCTGGATCATAAACAATGTCCTTCTTATTGCTATTAGTACTACCAGTGAGATCGAAGCGCCGAAGAAATAGGGCGCTATGGGCCACACCAGACGAGCCAGTTGGCGAAGCATAAGCATAACCACGAGCACCAACAGTGCGAGGACCAGAAAGATCTTCTTTTAGATCTCCGATCAAGTTAAGACCAGCAGTCAACTGGGAACCAACCCTGTCGCCACCATAAATTGACTTGTCAGAAATGTTACCTAACCTTCGACCTTCAGATCCAGCGGCTCCCAGATCTGGTGAGAACACAAAATCTAGGAAGAAAATGAGTCCACTAGGGAGACTCATTGGCTGAACACTAACAAGATCATTAGCGATCAGACCCGCAAAAACGCGACGAACAATAGGAAACGCGACGGCTGCGAAACCTTCAACATCTCCAGAAGCCATTGCAGAACTCTCGCGTAAGAGTTCTTTGGCTTGATTTTCCAGAAGACGAGACATGCTATGACGCTGACGCTCGTTCTCCAGGCCCTCTAAAAGACCGGTTTTTTTCCACTTTTTTAGAAGTGCGTGCGATTCAGCACGCATATCACGATTGACAATTCCTTCGGTCAATCTTTCTACAATACCAGACATAAATATCACCTCCTTAAATTATTTTATTTAATACCTGCTAATTTCTTCAACCTTTCAGAGAAAGGATCGGATTTTGATTGGCTATCGCCCCGAGAGGCGCGTAAAACGGAAGAACGATGAGTAATTGCTTCGCTCAGTGATTGTGGACTTCTCTTAGGAGTAGACTGCACTGTGCTTTGAAGCGTTTCTAAAATCATCTTTGCTTCCTCTACTGAACCAGCACTGGAAATAGCTTCGACAATTCTTTCTTTTTGCCGCTCATTCAAGGAGGTATTTCTTAACACACGGTTAGTATAAAGTAAACGGGCATTTGAAAGATTAACATCTTGGACATTTTCTTTCAAAGACCTGACTACATCTTTGTAGTTATTAAGTTTGCCCTTGAGTTGTTTATTTTCAAAAACCAACTCTTCTTGGGCTTTCTTAAGAGCTTCCAAATCTTCTTCTATATCAGTGCTGCGGCGGTGGGCGAGTTCTTTTTCCATTTGATACTTTGTATCTTCACTTGAACGTCCAGCCCAACCTGCCAATTCGGCACCCATATCAACTGTAAGTTTTTCTACGATGGCATCTATAAGTTCTTCAGAAATATCATCGGATTCTTCTAAACCAGCTTTCGTCATTGCGTCTGCATCTGCTTCTTCAGCGGCGGCGGCACCTGCGAGTGCAGCGCCTCCAGAGTCGTCATCTTCCTCTGCTTCTTCGCCGGCAAAAGTGCCTGGATCGGTGGCTTGCTCACTTAATTCGTCAGAAAGCATAGAAAGAAGGTCTTCTTCATTCAATTCAACTTCCTCCGATTCTTCAAGCTCTTCCTCAGTTTCTTCAAGCTCTTTGGGGCCCTCGACATCTTCCTTCAGGGAGCGCAGTGCTTCAGCCAATTCTTCAAAATCAACTGTTATTTCTGAAGTTTCATCTTCTTCGGGACAAGGGCAAAGCTCTTCACCTTCGGCGGCGCCCAAAGGTACATCTTGCGCTATATCGCCAATTGGGCCGGCCATAGCAGCAGGACCAGCATCGAGGCCTCCCAAACCAAGCTCATCTTGTTCTAATAATCTGTTAAGAGTGTTTTTAACTTCATCTGAATATTTTTCAATAATTGTGGTTTCTGCATTTTTCAAAGCAGCTTCTTTCAGCGCTTTCGCGTCAACAATAGCTTGTTCTAATAATACTGACATTTAAAGCCACTCCTAAAAATATAATTTTTCATAATAAATAGTGTTAATATTTTAAAAATACCGTTTTCATAAATTAATGTGGCCTTGATATCAATTTATACTTAACCACAACGTTCTCCCATGTAACTTTTCCCGTACCATTGTTTTCAACACATACTCCCACATACATACTTGTCCAAGGCCCTGCAGCTAATGCGGTATTCTTCGTGCCGTTTTTGACAGTCTGGTCAGGGGCTCTTGCAGTAACCATGCAATTTTCCGGCTGATCATCCATAAACATTATAATACCATAAGCCGTCAAGCCACCAACATTCCAGCCGCTGGTGGAGGAGGCAGAGCTACCTAATACGTTGAGGGCTCCCCGACCAAGCGATCGGGCGCCATTCCAATTTATACCGACTTTATATCCTATCATAGTATCCTGATCATCGGTACTGGAAACAAACCCTTCCATTTCAACAGTACCGCCGCCGTCTGGCTTATCAGCTTCAACTTTAAATGCTATAGCTATAGAACTAGAAATGAAATTAGGTACTGTATTGCCAGATTTGAAATTATAGCCAAACATTAAGGCGTCAGCGCCTCCATCATTTTTGCCGTGACCTTCTACTACTACAGTAGATTTAATACCCAGAGTCGATTCAGCAGAAACCAATATATCATTTGGATCAGAAACCCAATCGGGTTTATCTAAATTTAATGTAACCCACTTATCTTCTTCGGGCAAAACCCAGCGGCCAACTGGGCCAGCAGTGGGCGCGACGGTGGACTTTACTTTTATGGTACCTTGCTGTGTTTGGCCGATGCTTCCTGTCATTTCAAAATCCTAAGTTGACTTTATTTATATTATGTTGTTGATATATATTTATATTTAATTGTAACATTGTCCCACTGAGTTTCCG